GAGATAATCGCACGATGACTGTATATCGTTATGCTTCCGATGCCTTTTTCTTGAAGATTCGTTCAAGGCGGTGTAGATTGGCGTAGGCAATGGCATCAGCAGATGCGCGACGAAGCCTGTCCAGAATGGCTTCGTCCTTCATCAGATCACGGACGTACTCCTCCGGCGGGTTTCTGAGGTCTTCCTGCTCAGACAAGATAACCTCGTTCGCATGGTGGCAGAACTCAACGACCTGCCAAATCTTGTTGACATCCTCGCCGGAGTCCTCGTCAGTGCTCTGGTTGTCGTGGATGCGCAGGACTTTGCAGCCGAGCCCGTCGTCAAATCGGTGGAGCAGGCAGAAATCGGAGCCTTCGAGATAGCCAAGCATGATTTCAGCCTCGATGGGCTTCAATTTCAGGCCATAGCTTTCATCGGCGATTGCAATAAGCAGTTCGGGCGTTTTTACGATGTCCATGTTCATTTTTCCTCCGGCGGCTTGGGCAGCGGCATCCAGAACGGAACGTCCACAGGGTGAAAAATTGCATTCTCCCAATATGTGATGTCAACGTGCTTGACCGCGGCTCCCCAAACAATGATTCTTCCGAGTCTGTCAGCATCCGCTTCTGTCGGCGGGTCATACTTGGAATTTCTCCAGCATTGACCGGCCACTTCCTGCGGGGTAGCTTCTGGCTGGGTGTCGATATAGTTCTCCACATCCAGTAATGTGTGGATATGGCCTACCTTCATACCCATGCGCAGGAACTCTTTCAGCATCTCAGCTTCAAGATACCGTTTCTTACTCATAAGGCGTCGTCCTCCTCTGCCTCAGCAACGTAGCACCAGCTCTGGGGCGGCTTGCTCAAACAGCAGCCATTGATTGCGCAGGTCGGAGGGAGCATATAGCTTCCAGACGGCTGATAATGCTCGCAGCTCTCATTTCCACAGACATCGGTTCCGTTCATGCCATGAAAGTCATGCCTAGAAAAGCCGGACAAGGACTTGGGCTGGTCATAAATCTTCAGGTCGGAGATGTGCCACGCATACAAATCTTTACGGTCCATAAAAGATGTAGCTTTTCTCCAGCCGGCATATTCTTTGACTTGTTCCAAGGACAGGCAGCTACCAGCAGTTACGTCTTCGATGTCTTCATTGACCAGCCACGACTTGCCAAAGTAAAAGCGTATCTTGTCGCAAGTAAACTCGCCGATGACGTTTCCGACAGGCTTTGTGCAATAGATATAACACTTGAATGGCATTTTCAAACTAGGGCGATTTTTGCGGATTTCAACGGTCTTTTCGCCGTTAAGAATCTTCTCGCACCACTCAGGCCGAATGCTGATGAGGACTGCTTTATTCATTTTCTTCTTCCTCCGGGGCTTCAGGGTATGGCATCCATGCAAAAATGTCATCACCATCGTAAATTCGGTTCCAGATATATTTCCAGCGGTAGACCGTTTTACCCCGAATGACAGCGCGTTCATAAATCATCGGGCCGGACTTCTTGCTGCTTTTTTTAGCTGCTATCACAGATACATGAGCCCATGATTTTTCATCACCCGGAATATCAGGCATTCTGTCAGCAGTTCTTATCCACTGGTTACCAAGCTCAACCGTGGGAGCTTCGCTCACCATATCGGCACAGTATTCAGCGGTGGATTCACATTCGTTGGTTGCCTCATATCCAACACGCTGGGCGAACTCTCTGATTTCGGCTTCAAGAGGAATAGCATTGATAAGGCGTTGTTTGCTCATATTGTCCCCTCCTCAGGTGTTCGCCAAAACCAAATTGGCAGCTTTGTGCATGAGATTCTTGAATGTCTCGATTGGCATTCCCAGAACCTGATTGCCGATACGGTAGCTATACGCATAATCCGCGAGAGAGTTGAGCCTGTCGGCAATATCAGACAGGTCTGCATTATCGAAGTATTCGATATGAGTTTCCTCATGGTCCCTGCAATCTTCTTCGCGGTGAAACTCTTTGCCGCAGTACTCACAGGCGTAGATGGTAACGGTCGTTTTATTCATGTTCAGTTCTCCTCAAATACCCCAATCCTCAGGAACACTCAGAAGGCAGGTGCGCCCATCATCTTTCGTAAAAACGCATCATTTGCAGCGGAACCTTCCTCTTTCTCTGCACATCTTCACAATAGCATCAGCCGCCATCTTAACAGGTATTTCGGTAGGTCGATTCGCTTTGTGAATCATCTCCATCGCCTTGTCCTGTTTCTGCTTCGATTCGCAGTGAATGGTGATGTCGTAAGCATCATCATATAATTTCCACTTGCCATCGGCATCACAAAACAGCACCAATTCCTTGCTCATTCTTGGTCTCCTTTCGCCTGACGCTTGAACTCGGAGGCATCAACGACAATGCTGTCGGTACGGCTGTAAATGGTGTCGGCAAGCGCCTTTCCGTTGGGGCTAAGCATAGACTCAAGTGCGTTGACGGCAACCTTCATGGCGACAACAACATACGGCAGATCATCGTAGGGATAACTCTGGGCAAACTGGCAAGCACCGCTGGTCATTTCAGCGAGAGCGCGGCCGATGATATCGTGTGCCTCATCGATCTTGCCAGCGAGAAGCGCAAGCTGCGCCTGCGTGTTGTAGGGAAATTTCTTCTTGTTCATAATCTCAAGCCTCCATCAAAGATACTGTGCCATGTGCTCCTCGAATCTGTCGCGGTAGCCATTGCACAGGTGAATCAGCCATTCGGACGAGAGTGCGAAAAACAGATGCCCGATGATAGCTTCGTATACGGCGGATGACACGACCAAATCATGGTGGATGCAGTAGGCGGTCCAGAGGGCATAGAGCTGCTGCCTATTCTTCTCGCAGGTCGGGTCGTTGTCCTTCGTGAATGCTACGATGGCGCAGTATTCGGCGTTTTCATCCATTCAGATCACCTCCAATATTAGGCGAGCCATACGCCCATCACATCATCGAACTTCGGATAGTAGTTGCGGCACAACTCGCGCCGCTGCTCCAGCGAGAGAGCATTGAACAGGTCAAGCAGGACAGCATCGTACATCGCGGTATCGACATCGAGGTCGTTGTGCATACAGTAGACGGTCCACAATGCAAGAAGTTGGTTCCGGCAGGAATCGAGGCCAAAATCGGTCGTGTCGTCCTTGACATAATCAATGAGGAACTGCCATTCGGATTTCTCATTCATCCAAATCACCTCCAATCTTGTAGGTCTTGCTCTGCTCCTTGCCGGTCCCTTTTCGGTATTCGGCAATCCAGACGGTCTTCCCGCTCCTGTAATGCCGGAAGTGACCGCGAACAGTGAAGGAGCAGCTTGGGCTTGCGTGGTGGCCTTTGGGAGCCACAGAGAGCCGCTTTCCAGACGAGTGAAGGATGTAAGTAGTGCCGACAGGATTCCACCTTGTAGAGCGTTTGTGGCCGATGTGAGTTTTCGGCTCATGCTCCGCTTCGGTGGCGGTAGGAGCTTCAGATGCGCCGTAGGCCATCAGAGCCATCAAGGAGCCGTACACGGTCAAAGCACCCTGTTCTGTTTCGGCAGGGTTGCAGTCAGCAGGGAGCGTACTTACTTTCTTCTTCCACAGGCCGTTGCCAAGAGGAGCGAAGACAACGTGTCCGAGCTTCCGGCTGGGGCTATCGAGGTAAAACTTCAGCTTCTTGTCGGAGCGGAAGCACTTGATGGAGATTCCGTTTTCAACGACCTGAATCTTGACCTCACGCAGAGGAACAGGCATCGAACGAACAAGTTCTTTGTGCTCATCCCTCCATGCGAGGAGCTTTTCGATGTCCGCTGCCGTGACAATGATTCTGTCCATCATCGTGCATCCCTCCCAACAAAGATACCGGCGTAGAGCTTGTCGCCGATCAGGTAGTGGTAGAACTCATGGCCTTTCGGAATGGCCTTAGGCGCAATTCCTGCTGGACGCAGGACGAGCGGATGACCAGCAACGTGGATAACGTACTCACCATTCGGGACGAGATCGGCCATCCATGTTTCGATAGGCGTTGCGGACGCAAGCCCCCGGCCAAAGCAGCAAATCGCGGTGGTCGGTTCCATGCTCACCGTGAACATGGAGAGCTGTTCGTAACTTCCCATAATCACACCCACGCCGGAACGACAGGCGATTCGGGCAAATTGAACAGCCAGTCGATCACTTCATGCGGAACTTCTTCGGTCTGCCATGCGTGGCCATACTGGTAGCCGCAGACCGGGCATGGCTTGCCGAGGATGCCATCGGGGTGTTCATCAGGGTGGAGCCAACCGAGGGTTTTCGTTTCGGTTGCTCCGGCCATTCCGGAATAAAGCGATTTCTTCGGCTCATAGTACAGAGCTGCATCACCAGAGATTTCGTGCGGCAGAGTGATGCTGTACGGCAGTTTGGCAACTTCAATCTGGTCATTGCTAAGAGCGGCAGTCATTCCATCGCAGAGCATCTTCCACGAGCTTTTCTTCATGGATTCCTGCCGCCGGATGGTTTTGCTATTCAGCCGATAGTGGTACAGAGTGACAGGCGTGACGGCCAGCTTGTCCCAGCCGAGCTCCTTCTGGTGCTTGCAGTACGGACGCATATCGTTCAAATGCCACTCGTCCCAGATGGAGCAGAACTTGTCGAGCATTTCCTGCGTCCATTCATCGCAGGGGTGGCCTTCGCGGATTTCATCAACGCACTGACCAGCACCGCCACGACAGTCGCCGCTGCGCAGAGGACCGATAACGCCGGTGATGCTGAGTCTGCCATTCTCAAACTGGATTTCGCAGAATGCCCGCGCAGTCGCTTCATTGCCGCTGCGGGTGTAGACCTTGCAGAAACACGGACTAACGACCTTTTTCATATCATTCTCTCCCCTTTCCAGCTTCGACCATGATGGTGTCGATATTACGCTCAAGCAGCTCCCGCATATCGGCGAGCCGAAGTTTCAAGAGGTCATCGACTTCCTTGCGAACGGCATCAGGCGTGATGTGGCGGCAGTTGCAATGCACCTGCGTGATGATGTCATCGAACGTGATTCCATCAAGCAAGTTGTCGTAGGCGGCGAGGTCGTCGCCGAGCAACCATAGCCTTCCACAGTTATGCACCGTAATCAGTGCATTGACGAGGGTTTTGAGCATTTTATTGATGGCCTCAGCATCATCAACAAGCTCGCGGATGGTGGAGGGGCAGCCGCCATCCCCACGATGCCCAATCCACAGTTCAACGTGCTCGTCAGGGTCAAAGTTGCGGGCGTACTCAAGAACGCCCGCAGGAAAATCAGCAGTGTCGGTATAGAAAGAGAAATCCTCTCCGGCGGGAGATTTCTGCTGGATGTCAACGCCGGTGCCGTTCGGGTCACCAACTATATTCCAGCCAAGGCTTTCGATAACGTCAATGTACTTCTGCTCAATCATGGTCTTCGCTCCTCTCATACGGATGCGCAGAACTCGCCGAGCTTGCGCCACAGGTTGAACGTGTTCATGGTCATACGGATGGTGCCGGACAAGCCCCGGCCGCAGGTCCACTCAAAGGACTGCCGGAACAGCCGGCCAGCAGCCCTCTTCTCGTCCTCGGTGAAGTCGAGCTGCCAAGCGCGGCGACGGCGGCTGGTGCTCCAAGTGCAGCCGTACCGAACCATGCAGATGAGGTCGTAAGGGATGCTCGCCCGCACTTCTTCAGGCGTAAGGGAAACGTAGAGCTTTGCCATATCAAATTCCTCATCAGTCTCCGATGCCCAAGTATTCGGAGTAAACGATGTCATCTTCCTCGCAGTAGTAATAGCTGCGGTCGCCGTAGGCTTCCTGATCGAGAAAGATGAAGACAAGCTTCTTGCCGCTCCGCGCGGCATCAATGGCAGTCGGGAGAGACTTGTACTTGTGCGTCTTCAGAAACTCAAGGAGAGCGTCTTTCGACGGAAGTACGGAGTTCGAGGCGTTGTGGTCCATATCAATTCCTCCATTTTCAAAGTCCAAAATCACTTTTGCAGGTAACGAGGTTGTTGATTTTGGTAACTTTATCTTCGCACAGATGCCGACCGTTTGACAAGCAAATGGTCTATGATTTCACAGATTATTTTTCGCAGGGTCGAGCTTTTCCACTTCCCCGCTCTCCCGGTCGATGACAGCAACATCGTAGCCGAGGGCGTCAGCGTACTTGCAGAAACGCTCCACCTTGATGTCATCCATGCGCCGAAGCTGCTGGTTAATCTGGCGAGGATTCTCGTTCAGACTGGCAGCCACGGTTTTCTGCCGGAGTTTCTTTTTCTTCATACAGCGGCAGATGGTATCGGCGGCAACGCCCATGATCTCACCTCCCTTCTCAGGCGAACACAACATTGCCGAACAAGGCGTACTGGACAATCTCGTCGGCGGCGGTTCCATCAATCTCGCCGCAGTCAACAGAACCATCGGAGGCATCAACGACATCGCAGTTGCCACAGCCATTCTCCAGCCACAGCTTGAAGCCGGCGAGGAACTTGTCGAGGTCGAGCAGATAACAAGTCTTGTTTTCCTCAAACGGTTCATCGAGCCAGACAGCGAGCTTCCCGCCGCGCGAAATCTGCTCGCTGGCGTACTCACCGAGGTAGTCACCCTGCACGACAACGCGCCTGCACCAGTAGTTGATGCCGCCTTCGAGGGCAGACACCATGATGTCGTCGATGTCCTGCTGGGTCAGTGCAGCACGAATCTGAACCAGAATTTCAAATTTCTTTTCAGACATTTCACTCTTTCCTTTCGATTTCAAAAAGCATTTCAGCTTTTGCTTAAATATTCGGGTCAAAAAGCAAATTCTCATAACGGCCATTCAATCTATCGCGGTACTTCCCATTCGGGACCATGTAGTTGTTGGGAACTTCAGGCGGCAGAGGTCGCTCATCTTGCAGGTCCATTCCGGCATCGAACATGGAAAGCTGCACGTTCTTGCTGGTTCGTTCCCGCAGGAAGCGGTAGAAGTAGATGATGTGGTTCCTGACGAGGTTCAGGTTCACACCATCTGGCCACGCAGGGTCGGAGCAGCCGTTCTTCTTCATGTCATCCCAGTGCCGGTACGCGACATCGAGCTGCTCCCTGAGCTGGGCTTCATTCATCTCCTCAATGGGAACGTACTTGCTCACGTTCGTACCTCCTTGCGGAGTTCTTCGGCGGCGACATCAGCGGTGAATCGGTCAACGCCGAGCTTTTCCAGCCGCCGGTAGGCTGCCTCCTTCTCCTTCGGGGTCTTTGCCCGGATGAGGTCGGTAATCAGGTCGCTCAGCATAAGCCAGCCTCCTCTCTCGTGATGATTCCGTGCGTCCACGGCCCGGTGTAGATGCCGATGCTTGGGAACAGCCACAGCAGAATCTTCTTCATGGCATCGAGGTAGATGCGGTACAAAGCATTCTGCGAGTTCAGGTCGAGATCGGAGTCGGTGTCTTTCTGAATCAGCTCGACAGCGGTGGACCATTCATTGTCCTCAACGGCAACGTAGAACAGTGGGCTTTCGAGAATCGCTCGCCGAGTCCTTGAAATATTCTCGTTCGTTTTGCTGAAATCAGGAAACCGATTCACGAAGTCATCAGAGAACGATCGCAGGTCATAATCTTCCTCATCGACGCTTTCGCACTCATCGTACTCCCAGCCCTTTTCTTCGGGAGAATCGGTGCCGAACCAGTAGCGGAGCTTGCGGTCATCCATGTCGTCATCGGCGGCATTGACCTTCCGGTAAACAGCCGTGTAGTCATTGTCGATGTAGAACACCCCTTCGTAGGGGCCAGTGGTGCAGACATTTCCGCGTCCCATGCTCATTCCTCCTTTTTGCGGTCTTTGAGCAAATAGTTTTCGAGCAGACGGTCGATGTACGAAACAGCGTCTCCGATGCAGCTTTCGATGTTGCTCATCATGTCGTTGATGGCAACAAGGTCATCCTTGTCGCTCAAGCCGTGGGAGGCATTGGCTCTGTCCCACAAAGCATCGACAACAGGGTCGAGCTGATTGCTCATTTCTGAGAGCTTTTTGGACATCTCATTGAGCAGGTGCGCATCAGCATCAGAGAGCAGCGCGACATACTCGTCAGCCATATCTAACTTCCTCCTCTCAGAAAACAGTGCAGATGATGAACAGGACGAGTGCGAGGTCCAGAGCCGCGATGCCGACGGTCTTGAGGGCCGAGATCAGGCGGGTGCGGTCTGCATCCTGCTGACGGCGGGCTGCACGGCGACGCTGCTGCTCGCGGCTGTCGAGGAGACGGATGAAGCAAGCCTCATCGTTGGCGTTAAAGGCGGGCGCGTTATTGGCGTTCAACATACTTTTTTCCTCCAAAAAATCTGTTGTTTGATAGATTGTAACTTTATTCTAGCTGGAATTTTCCAATTTGTCAACCGATTTTTCCAGCTATGTTGAAAATTATCTGGAAAAATCCAGCTCACCGGGGAAGGCTTCGTGCATCAGCCGGGAAAACTTTGGCGACAAGCTCCTGCATCGCGCCGCAGCCACCGGCGACGTTGACGAGCTTCTTATACTTCGAGATTTCTTCGAGGTACAGATCACAGGCGGTGCGGTTCAGGCGGTAGAAGGTCGTCTTCTTGTGCTGGGAGTTGAAGCCGCGCACGAGCTGGAAGTTCTTCCGGGTCTCGCTGTCGAGGTACGGCATGATGCGCTCATCAATGCGCCGAACAACCTTGAAGTTGCTTGTGCTGAACAGCTCGGCAATCTGCTTCGTGGTGATGCAGCCAGCAACAGGCTTGTCAACGCACCTGTCATCCTCGACATCACGCAGAAGCGGCGCAGAGGGCGCAGGAGCGGACTTTGCCGGTTCGGGCTGGAGTTTCCTTGTCGGAGGCTCGGAGGCGCGTTCTGGGGCTTCTGCTGGCGGCTCAGGCGCACCATGCAGGAACATCATAACAGCCCAGCGGAAACCGGCGATGAATCCGCTCTCCTCATACTCCACAGCAAAATCCATTGCCTTTTCGAGCAGGGCGTTCTGGACGGTGTTGCTGCTCCGGGTCTCGTTCTCGACGTAATCGGCGAAGACATCGTAGTCACGGACTGCGGCGGCGGTGTGCCGCTCCTTGCAGTTCGTGGAATCGACGTAGTCGCAGAACATCCTGCTGATGGCCTGATCGCTGTACACAGGCAGCGTCATCGGGTTCTGGTTGGTCATAGGGTGTCATCTCCTTACTGAATCTGGTCGTACCATGCAGTCAGGCCAGCCTTGGTCAGCTCCTGCTCTTTGGCAATGGCGGCAGCCTCAGACTGCGTGATGAGGCAAACGGTGCACAGCGGCTCGCGATCGAGGGGCGAAACGCCGGTCTGATAGTAGACGGCATACAGTGCCATGTGAATCTCTCCTTTCAGCGGGACCATTTCGTGTTGTAGAAGCGGAATGCGTAAACCTTGCGGTAACGACGAATCTCAGCGTAGAAGCCATTGAACTCCTCAAGCTGCTCATCAGCATACCGTTTCATGTATGGCAGGTAGTTGCTCTCAAAGATGGTCTTGCCATCAAGAACGAGCGAATACGGCATTTTGCGAGCCATCAGGCGTTCACCTCCCCCGGCACATTCAGGCAGATGTAGAAGCGGCCATCAAGGTCCTCGACTTCCCAGAACCAGCCGCCGGTGTACTTGTCGTCAACCATCTCCTTGTCCTTCCACACGCCGTTGAGCATCGCCTCGTACACGGTGGAATCCCAGCCCTCAAACCGGGGGTCGCTGCCGAGGACGTTGAAGAAGCGGCGGAACGCGGTCTGCCAGCGGCGGCAGTCGGTGATGAAGTCGGCGCAGACATAGCCGTTCGGCTTGCCGACGATGCAGATGAGATCAACGTCCTGCCGGTGCGGGTCGTTTTCAAAATGAGCAAAATCAACGTATTCCTTAACTTTCATCGTAAACCTCTTGATTTCTCCTGCCGGCCTTGTTAAAATTAAAAAGCGGACTAGGAGGGCAGGTCTCCTAGTCGCTTCCAGAGCTTAGGCTTCCGTTCTTGTCAGGTGCGGGGGGTCTAGGCTCTTATTTTTTCTCCGGGGTCTTGGGTGCGGGTGCGTGGTCTTGGGCTATGTACTTGAGGCAGTCTAAAACTTCCTCTGCCGTGTGGCCGTTGCTTTTCAGCCAGTCGGCCAACCTATCCAGTTGCTTGGCGGTCATAATATCAACTTCTTCCATGTGTGATACACCTCCTGCCTAGATGTTGAGCGGTCAAGCCGTTTTGGGCGGCCAGCGCGCTCTGTGCGAAATTTCCATGCAGTTACCTCCTCAGTGGATTTTTGGTGTTGTTTTGGTAACTTTATTATCGCACAAGTTCATTCATTTGACAAGCGAAAATCTACGATTTGACGTATTTTTTTACAAGAAAATGAGCGCACCTACCATCCTCGGCGGGTGCGCTCTGCTGTTCTTATTCTTCGCAGGTGTACTCGTCATTTTCCCTGCTGGACATACCGGCAAGGAAGACGCGGTGCTTGCCGTGCTGGTCGCGCACCCAGTCACCGCCCATGAAGCTGAGAGTCTGCATCAAGCCATGATAGCAAGCCTCGCTGGAAAGCCGCTGCTGATCGTTCAGCTTGGGGTTGTGCATCATCGCCCACTGGGTATCCATAGAGAGCGCGGTGGTGCTCAGGCCGTTGCGAATCTGCTCAACGTATGCTTTATTCATATCCGTTCCTCCGTTCAACGTGTCGTATGTAGTTACTGCTCGATGAAGCTCTCAAGCTCATCGGCGTACTCGTCGAAGTTCCAGTTGCGGAACCACTCGATGTAGCCGTCGTACTCCTTCTTGAATTCGGGGTCGTTCTCGTAAGCACCATACTCGGCGATGTCGCCCAAGTCGCCGACGATCATGTTGGCGAACTCCATGTGACCAGCGAGAATCTGAGCGCGGACGTAAGCGTCGATGAGGTCGCCGATTTCCTTCCACTCAGGGGAGTAGATGGCAAATTCGTTGCGGCGGGCAAGCAGTTCACGGTAAGTAGTCATAGCATTTTCCTCCGTTTTCTTTCGTAGGTGTGTTGTTTTTGTACTTATATCTTCGCACAGGTGGCGGGCTTTTGTCAACCGAAAAATCTACGTTTTTACAGATTTTTTTGCGAAATCAGTTGACCTCGTTACCTCCGGCGTTTATACTGAAGGCAAACAAAAAGGGCGGCCATGCGGTCGCCAGAGAGGAGAATACTATGACAACGGAGCAGCTTATCAAGGTGGCACTCAGCTATGCCGGCATGACACAGGCGGAGCTGGCAGACAAGATCGGGATGAACAAGTCAAACTTCAACGCCCGCATGAAGCGCGAATCGTTCAGCCGGATAGAGATGGAGCAGATTGCCAAGGCATTGGGGATGGAGTTCGTTTACACATTCAAGATGCCGGACGGCAAGACAATTTGACCCGATTGACCAAGTTCATTTGACCATATATAACTAATATACTTTTTCTCTTATTCTTTATGGTCACGGACGTTCCATTGGACTGTCCGCGTGACATTTGACCCTAAATGCGTGGAACTACGGATTTTTCCAACAGAAGTCCATAGAAAATGCAACATTTTCGTCGGGTCAAATTTCGGGTCAAAAAATGCGTCCGAATTTTGTCCGCGTGACCGTCCCTGTGACCGTCCGCGTGACATTTGACCCAAAATCCTCGGAATTACAGATTTTTCGGCTGGTTCACTGCGTCCGCGTGACGTCACACGGACTGTCCAACGGACGCGGTTGACCCGCCGTTTTGAGCATCACAAAATCAAAACTGGAGGAACAAAATCATGGGGCAAACCAATATCAGGTACACCGATGAGAGCATCAACACGGCGTTCAGTGCCTTCTACGTCATCCCGGAATACCAGCGCGAGTACGTCTGGGAGAAAACGCAGGTCAAGCAGCTTATGGAGGACCTGCTGGATGCCTACGCAAGCGACAAGAACAAGGCATACTTCCTTGGCACAATCGTAACGTGCAGTGCCAATGGCGATTTCGAGTTGGTGGATGGACAGCAGCGGTTGACCACGTTCTTCATCATCCTCTGCATCGTGAAGAAGCTGTACGCGGAGTACGGCATCCCGACAGCATCAATCGACCAGCTCATCTGCGGAACGAGCCTCAATCAGTACGGCGTTCCTGTCACGCGGTATCGGCTGGAGCTTCAGCACCAGAACGTCACAAACTGCCTTGAGCTGATTGCAAAGGGCGAGCCTCGGCCAAGCGATGTTTCAAAAACAGGAGGTCGCCTTTTCGATGCAGCGGAAGTCGTAGAGCAGTTCATGCGGGACAACTTCGCCGACATCACAGGCTTCGGTCCGTTTGCGGCATTTCTGCTGTACAAGTCCAGCTTCGTGCGTATCGACACGCAGAACGTGGTGGACGCGCTGAAAATGTTCGAGACAATCAACGAGCGCGGCAAGAACCTCGACCCCATCGACCTGCTGAAGAATATGCTGTTCACAAACGTACAGCCGAACCAGTTCGCTGCGCTGAACACCGAATGGAAGTCGGTCATCAACGAGTTGGAACGAATCGACGAGAAGCCGCTGCGCTTCCTGCGCTACTTCATCATGGCCAAGTACGATGTTTCAAAAGAGCCGAACGGCGTTCTCCGTGAAGACCGTATCTTCGCATGGCTCAAAGCCAACAAGAAACAGTGTCCGTATGCGTCCGCTCCGTTCAAATTCGTCCAAGGCATGAAAGATTCGGCCTCATTCTATGCAAATTGCAAGAAGCCTGCAAATTCATGGGGGGGGGTACTAGAAGTCTGAAAAACATCCCCCTGCTGGCGGGTACATCATACCGTCTGCATTTGATGCTTCTGCTGGCGGCCTCGAACATGGAGCCGGCGGTGCTTGACCGATTCGAGATTCTGGTCGAGTCCATCGTTTACTACACGGTCATCAACAGGGTGACAACGAACGACATCGAGCGCATTTTCGTGAAGTGGTGCGGGCAGATCAGGGGTATCAAAACCTCCGATGAGCTGGACGCATTCATCGGCTCCTCAGTCCTGCCGGAAGTCAGCCGGTGGAAAGAGGACAACGAGGCAAACTTCATGCGGCTCGGCCTGAACAGTATGCAGCAGTACAGAGTCAAGTTCATCATGGCAAAGCTCGCTGCCTATGTGAACGGTCTCCGCACAGGCAACGGTATGACCGATGAGCCGACCAGCGAGGAACTGTCTCGCCTCATTCCTTGGTCGTTCGAGATCGAGCACATCATGCCGCAGACCTGTGCAGACAAGGCGCAGTACGGTGTGGATGAGGACGAGTTCTCCATCATCGTAAACCGCCTTGGCAACCTCACGCTGCTGGAAAGCACCATCAACCGCTCGATTCACAATAGCACCTATCAGGACAAATGCGTGGATTACAGGCAGTCCACGGTGTACCTTACATCCTCCCTGCCGGAGCTGGTGGACGTTGGCAAGAACAACGCCATCACGAAGGCAAACGAGAAGCTGAAGGCGTGGCCAGAATGGAACAAGACCTCAATCATGGAGCGTCAGGCCATGCTGTACAAGCTGAGCGAGGAAATCTGGATGAGTGATGCCATCTGGAATCCGAAGAAATCTGCATAAACAAAAAAGGCCCCCTCCGGCCATATAGGTCAGAGGGGGTCTTGCTATACCATTATGCCGAGGGTGGCAAAATGGTCATCCATCGCGGTGGAGCCACCGGGATGGTCGATTTTGTTGACATCAACAAAATGGTCGATGATTTGACGGCATCAACAAATCATCAGAAGCCATTCTGCTTCATGCGGTCGTAGGTCTTATCGGCCTCCATCGCCGCCTGAGTGAAGCTGTTGTTGTACCACCAGTTGATGAGGGCGGTGACAGTGGTGATGCCGGTGGTCACCAACTGTTCCACGGTGGAGCTCTCGATGGGCAGCGGGGACTTGCCGAATGCGCTGAGAATCTGGTTTGCCAGAGCCAGCAGCAGTGCGGCAGTGCGAGCGATGGTGGCGGCGGTAATCTTGTTGGTGTACTTCATGGTATTATTCCTTTCTCAAATCAGTTATCGTGAATAGGCAGGGCCTTGGCTCTGTTGAAAAGCTCCGTCCCGGTCCCATTTCCGCCTAAAGCGTGGTAGCTTCGGTAGAGGTATTCGAGGTTTTTCAGGCCAGCCATGTCGATATACCCCTGCTGGATATAATGCTGGCAAGCCTGATAAATGCGGTCGTGCAGAATCGCCAGTACGCCGTCGAGCAGAGCTTTGTACTTGATGGCCACCGCGATGACAGCAGTACCGAGAAGCCCAAACGCCCACTCAGCCCAATACTGGATGATGAAATCCCACATCGGTATCACCCCCTCTCACAGATACTTGCTTGCGCCAGACAGTGCGGTCCAGCTCTTAGGACCGCAGATGCCATCGGGCACGAGGCCGTGCTTCTGCTGGGCGAGCATCAGAGCCTTGGTCGTACCAGAGCCAAAGATGCCGTCAGCGTTGACCTTCAGGAGCTTCTGGAGCATGATGGTCGCGCTGCGATTTGCAGCTCCAGAGCACCCCTGTTTGATGGTCGGGAGGATGAATGCGTTGTAGCTGGTGCTGGGGTACTGTCCGGGCGTGGTGCAGAGCCATGTGGCCTTGCCGCCCCGCGTGTCGGTGTGTACGAACGCTCCCCTGCTGTGCCAGTAGATTCCGATGCCGCCAAAACCGGCTTTCTGCGCCAGAATGCCAAGGCAGACAGGGTTGACGGAGCGGTCTTCCGTTCTCCAGTCGGCAGCGATGCCGTACAGATGACGGCTCTGCTTGCTGCCGCCGACTTTCTTGCTGGCGTTGTGGCTGACACAGCGGTAGCCGCTGGTGATACGGATTTTCTTGCCGAGCTTGTCCCGGATGCTCTGAATCTTATCGGCAAGCTCCTGCTCGATCATCTGCGAGTTGCATCCACAAGGGCAAGCGAACTCGCTGCGTGTGAAGTTCTCGGTCAGGGCGGTCTTATCGCCGCTCTTGAATGTGACAATACTCACCTTGAGCCTCCTGTATCTGGCTCACCGCAGAGCGAACGGCGAGCTTTCTTCGGATTCGGCCAAACGCTCTGCTTCGTCCATGATGGCATCGGTCACATCATCCTTGCCGCGCTCATACGACTTCCAGATGAGGTGATTATGGAGGTTTAACACCTTCTCCTCGTTCTCCTTGGTGCGCTGGAGGCCGAGGATGCCGTAGGCTGCCATTTCGAGCAGGTCGTGGCTGTAATACTCGCCCTTACACATCGGCTTTGAGAAGGGCTTTAACGGCAGCCTGATAACGCTCAGGCACGTCGTCAATCGTGATCTTGTGCATCCTGATCTGCATAGCATAGAACTTAGCCATTGAGAACCACCTCCACAAACTCCATAAAGGCACCTTCCAGTGCCTCGACGCGCTCAGACAGCGTAGGCTCATCATTGCGCTTGGCATCGTCGTCTTCGGCCTCCTGCTGGGTCTTGCCGCTGGCAATGTCCCACCAGTAATCGAACTTGGCAGTCACCTCATCGGCAGTCACTTCACCGCGATAGCGGTACTGCATCTCCTCGCAGGAGAACGCAGTGGACTCCTGCTCGACGGAGTTTCCGTCGTCATCGGTGACGGTGTTGGTCAGGGTGCATTCCTTGATGTCGCGGCGCAGAATGATGTCCGTGCCAGTGCTGACAGGATGCACCTCAACAGCCAGAGGCTGCAACGAGTAGAATTCTTTGCTCATTTTTCACATACTCCTTTCGGCCATGTGTACTAACGCTCTGACGAGCGAGCTTCAATAACGGATAAAAGCGATATGCTACGGCGAACTTCACACTATCGGAGAACTTCACCCAGCCCTTGTAGGCCGTGATGCGGCAAGCTCTCCACCACGGCAGATAGCCGAGCCGCTTGATGTCATTCCATGCTCGCAGAACTTGCTTGCGGATGCGTAGGAAAATGCGGCCTCGGATGATGGTGTAGGTTCTGCGAATGACAAAACCCATCATGTCCACGCCCTCGGTACGCCGGTGGCTGCCAGCGGCTCTCTCGCAGTGAACGGCTTTCTCCTCCTCGAACGTGTCAGGCCGGTAAATCTGCCACGCAGGTTTGATGTTGATGCCGAGGTTGTCCTTAGCCCACTTGGTCGATTTTCGTATGACCTTGACGAGCTGCGAATAGAATCCGAACAAAGAAAAATCGTCCGCATAGCAGACGATTGCTTTGACGTATGCAGTTCGCACTCCACGGCGGCATTGAGCAAGGCTCATTGCGTACCGCAGGACATAGGACATGACGTAGTTGAACAGCCATGTGGAGAGGTAGCTGCCAATGCACAAGTGATCACCGGGGTAATTATCCATCAATGCGCCAACGAACCAGAGCAAGGGCTTATTCTTGCGGATGTCTCGGCGGAGCAGATTCATAGAACACTCGACGGTGACGGACGGATATGCTTTCTTGACATCGCCTTTCGCCACGGTGATTTTGCATTTCAGCTTTGTGCGGAGGATACGTTCGATCTTTCGCTTTCCAAGGACTTGGCCGCGTCCGGGGATGCTGCCATATTGCACAGGGAGTAGCTTGGCGCGGAACAGAGGCATCAACGCTTCAACAGCGATGTACTCCAAGACCTGCTGTTTCGGGCTTTCTTGGCAGATGTCACGGAGCTTCTGCGTAAGACCGTCAACACGCTGGAAGCAGCGAATCGGCTTCAGGCCAAGGTTTCGCTCGTTGATGCAGGATGTGAGGTAGTCGTTGTAGGCGGCGATGGCCGCATTGGTTTTAGGCCGGTCATTGTGCTTGTCCAGCCGCTCAAAAGCAATCTCGCTTTTCTTTATCAGGCCAGTATGAATCAGTTCGCGCTGGAAGTCGTTCCGTTTCAACTTGCCCTTGAATGCTTTAACGGTAGCAGGAAGATTGAATGCTGCGGAGTCAATGTTCACCTCCGCTGGTTTGCATCTCGTGATCGTACTTTGCTACCTTCTTTCTGTATATCATCTGGTTACTATCGGTGGTCTTCCCTTTCAGTACCAACCTCCGCCGGTTTCAAGCAATTTTCGCACATAAGCGAGGATGCTGTGGTGCAATGATTTTCGGATATACACTCCGCTCGTAACCAGTTGCGCCAAGAGAGCCGTTCCAGTTCGCGTTCCCGACCGAATTGTTCGAGTTGCGGCAAGCTACACCGTCATTGCCACCGTCGTTGAGGTTGCCGAAGCACCACCCAGCACGGAGACCAGAGGTGGACGGTTCGCAGTTGAAGCCGGCCTTCTTAATCACCACAGTACCCTTTTCGTTTCTTGTACAAAAAACGATGAGGGGCTTGCTGCCCCTCTTGTCCAAAGGACAATTCACCCTGCCGTTACCCGGCAATGTCAGGTGCGCCAAGAGAGCCGTCCCAGTACGCGCCCCCGACCGAAAAGTTCGAGTTCCGGCAAGCCACACCGTCATCGCCACCGTCACCGAGGTCGCCGAAGCACCACCCAGCACGGAGACCAGAGGTGGACGGTCCGCAGAGGAAGCCGGCCTTACAGCCGACTCCACTGCCGCTTGCCTGAACGCCAGTGGGCCACTCGATGTCTCCACAGTCGGTATCCTCGATATACTGCCAGTGCCAAGAGGTCATAAGGTCTTTCGGCAGGGTCAGCGTCAGGTTTTCCTGCTTGACATAATCCTCGGTGATGGTAGTGCCGCTGACCTTGCTCTGGTCCTTGCAAACGTAGCAGTCAAAGGTGAAGTCATCATTGGCATCCTTGCCCCACTGCCACAGCTCATCGCTGATGATGAGGTAGGAGCCGTTCATAAACTCGACCTTCTGGAGCAGGCCGGGTTCCTTGCCGTTGGTGGCATTGTACTTGCTGCCGTCAGTGCCAAGAACGGCGTCGTTCCAGCCGGAGAAGTACGGCATAGTGCTCAGGAGGGTCTGGTCTTTCACGGTGTCAAAGGCTTCTGCGACATCAACATAGACAGCAGAATACTGGGCCTCATCAATGGTGACAGGCTCAATGGCGGTGATGCGAACCTCGGTTGCAATATCGTGGACATCGGCCACATTGCGGTCAGTAGAGCCGTCCGTATCAGTGCCGATGGAAATAGCACTGCCGACAAACAGGTTTGCAGCCTGTGCGGTGGTCAGGATAAAGCGTTTTGCGCCGGTCTCGGCCACGGCTGCCTTGTACTGGAAGCTGTAGGAGGAGCAGCCTTCAATGGTGCCGGAGTTACCCTTGCGAGCGTACTTCAGGCGCATCATGCGGTCGAGGAATTTCATCAGAGACCCAGAGCCGCCGGAATACTGAGTGCCGCGAGTGCGCCACAGGGTTACGCCGGAGGTATGACTGGTGTAGTTGATGGGTGCGAGGCCGGTGCCGCAGGTGGCCTTGCCGCCAACCTTGCCAGCGTAATACTTCGGGTGGGCGATATAGGCGTAGACATGGCCGGTGCGGTCCTTGCCCTCGCGCCACTGCTTGAAGCCGGTGGTCTGGTGGCACTTCATCTGGAGGTGCTGGTAGCCGTCAGCCCGCCATTCGCGGACAAAGGTGTTCTTCTGCAACACCCAGCACAGGTGCTCGCCAGAACGAACATCATCGAGATCGTCGATGTGCTCGACGTAGAAGATTTCGTGGCTGCCATCTTCCTTTTTCTCGGCAGCGACCTCAACGCACCAGAACTGGGGCAGGTGCGCGAAGTCGTCACGGCCCGGAGTGGATGCGGTAGACGGAGTGCAGACGAGGCCAACGCTGTCATCGGTCAGCTCGCCGATAGCACTGGTACTGGTGGCATACAGCGGAACGGTGCAACCGTGAACGCGGTCATCGTCCAGCACGTTGCCAAACCAGCGTTCGAGCATCTGAACCTTGCTGTACTTGCTGGAATCGTACTGAGCCTTCCACCATTCGATGAACAGGCTGTCCACCTCATCCTTGGTGGTAGCCTGAGCGACGAGGTGCTTATAGCACAGGTCAGCCGTGCCGGGGGTGGCACAGCCGGCAGCGATAGCCCGCTGGATTTCGTTGGCGTGTTTCAGCGTGGTGTCGCGGGGGAAATTGATTACCTGATCTGCCATGGGTTAGTCCTCCTTGATGATAAAATTCAGGCCGCCATCCGTTTCATCGAATGCGGCCTGTACCTTACGGGTTTCGATAGCGATGATGCGCCGGTGGTTTTCTGCCGTGTTTGCCATCAACTGCTTGGGAGCCGCGTTGATGTTGTCGGCATGGTTGGTGTCGGTCGTCTCGGTAATCTCGATGGACTCCGAATAGGCCGCCGTCTTGGGGTCAACGGTGTATTTCTTCATCCTGTACTCCTTCCTGCCGGCTTAGAACACGTCGTCCAGAGTGTAGGTCATCTGGATGTCATCGTCCTTGCCCTTGGCGGTAAAGGTCTTGATACAGACGAGGTCGCCGTTTGCATCATACAGGCCGATCTCGCTGATGCTCTTACCTGCCAGCTCGCTCTCAGTCAGGGTGCATTCGTAGCGGATGGAGGTGTCAGACAGAACGCTGTAACCGTCGATTTTCTTGCGGTACATCTCAGCGGTCAGGGTGGTCTGGTTGTCAGTCGGCGGGACGACCTCGCCTTTGCTGTTCACACCGCCAGAACCAAAAGCCATACCGACGATTTTGGGCAGGGAGATGATACCTGCTCTCGCCTGTACGAGCTTCTTTCTGGCGGTCTTGGTGATGATGACATTTTTCGCCATTTAGATAGCCTCCTTGTGATACTCAGAATCAAGAATCCTTGTGCCGTCAAGCCTGAGAGAGCCGTTCAGGTACGCAAGGTCCTTTCGGGTGATGAGTGTGACATCTTCCATTTCCTCGGAAATACGAGGGGTAGTAGATGCCACAGCAGCGGATACAGGCCACGGCTGCCGGGACTTATCCAGCAGCTCGCTGCCGTCAAGTTTGGCAGAGCCATCCAGCTTCAGCGTGGTCCAGAAGTGGACTTCTCCGTCATACTCAACCCTGCCGCCGGCATAGTCCTCGGAAAGCTCGGCTTTCAGCGGAATGCGGAGCCGTCGGATGATGGCTTCATTCTGCGTAAAGAGTCGTCCGAGCCTATACTTGATAGCCGCCGGCCAGTCTTGCCTAGACCAGTTGAGCGTTTCGGAACCATCAAGAAGGACGGAGCCGTCAAGCCGCAGAGCTGGCCAGAAATACACGGCCATTTCTTGCCGCGATCTCAGCCCGGTATACTGCTCGGTCACGCCGTACTGGAGCCAAATTCTCATTCTGTTCAGGTCGATGCTCTGCGGGGTGTAGAACTCACCCTGCCGGTACATCAGGCCAAGAATCAGGTCGTACTCGCGCATGGAATCAAGCAGCATGGAGCCGTCGAGGTATCCGCTGCCATCAAGCAAAGCCGCCCTCCAGAACGGAACGACGGCTTTGATGTTGATATTCCGCAGGAGCATCTGTTCAAGCGTGGTACAGTCGAGGACAGTGTCCATGCGGTCGATGATCGTGTAGGTTGTGTGCGACTGCTTGGCGGAATCCAGCAGCCGCTTCACAGCCTTGGTGTTCAGCGAGCCATCGCCTACGAATACAGCGATGAACGTGTTCGGATGGCTGACCTTATAGCCATACTTGCCGCCATCGTGGATGTCTGCGATATTCGCCCAGAAGCCGGTGACGTTCGCCAGCATGGTCTCAATGCGGTACGGAGTCATCGGTGCGCGTTGGTCGCGCTTCTCGTAGATGAGCTTCCTGCGCTCGTCATAGGAGAGATAGTCGCGCACAGGCAGCCCCCACTTGAGCTCATGGTACATCAAGCCCCATGTGGCGGTTTCAGGGAAGAACTGGAGAGGAAGCTCTTCTGCAATAAGCCGCTCGGCCTCGTCAAATTCAAGGCCCATGACTTGATACAGCCACTTGCCAACGTAGGACTGGTCATAGAATCCGGGGGTGACCGTGGCAAGCATATTCTGTGCGCTTTGGCTGGTGGGAAAATTTTCAAGGTCAATTTTCTTAGCCCTCATTCAGTGATACCTCCTAGCTGAACTTCACAGTGCCGGTGGCAGGGTATTCGATGTTCGCCAGCATGATGTTGTTCATACTGCCGTTCATCATAAATTCCGAGAAGTCAGTCACGCCAGAGATGTCGGCCAGCAGCGGGCGAATATCGTTGTACCGAAGGACGTTGTTGGCCTTGGCCTCCTCGTACTTCGTCTTGACCAATGCCTCAAACTGCGCCGTGATTTCCTCGATGGAGGTGTGCTCACTGTCGTAGATGAGGCCGGTACAGGTGTAGTTCACACTAACGGTCGTGGCCGCTGCACAGGTCAGTTCTGCGCAGCCGGTGGGCAACAGGCGGGCTGCCCGGTCTGCCGGCGACACGATATGGTTGAACACTGCGTCGATCAGCTCCTTGTTCGCGGGCTGGCCGTTTCCATCAACCAGAACAAGTCGGACAGTGCCGGGGCCTTTCCATGCAGGGTCAACGATGCAGTCCCCTGCCCCGGCTTCTTTCGCCCACCGCTTGTAGTCGGTGTCGTTGCCGAGGTAGGTCATGCTGTTGCTGTACTCAACAGCGATGCGGTCATAGAAGTCATCGTCGGTTTCACGCTCGGTGCCGCCGGTGATGCCGTCCTTGTTCGTGATGGACGTGATGTTGTTGATGGGCTTCATCAGCAGGATAACGGTGTCGGCCTTGACGTTGGAGTTGGTTCCGGCCTCCACAGCAGTCACATTGATGTCGATGCTCCCACCTTCAGGGATAGCAGCATCGGCATCAGACTGAAACTCGATAGAGGGTCCGTCGTTGGTGGCCGTGGTGCAGAAGACTGTCCCTGCCGGCAGTTCTGTGCCAGCGGAGCCGGTAACGGTGACAACGCCGGTAGCGTGGGCGGCCTCATGCCGCGTCAGGTGGACCTGCTGGCCATGGAGGTCAAGCCACTCATCCCATGCGTACTGCGGGTACGCGATCATCAAGGCTCTCAGCAGGTGGAAGTTGATGAGCTCGGACTTCTCAATGGCCGTTGGGCGGGTCATATCGTAGGGGAAGCCACCGGGCATATCGTCGATGTCGTCGGGCAGCTCGGCCATCATTCTGCGGTGAATGTCATCGGCAGATGTTCCATCCATGAAATCAGGACGGGTAAATTCAGGTTGCATATCATCACTTCCTTTACACTGAAATTTGGAACTCGTCGTCCCATCCGATGCCCTTTACCACACAAGAGCAGTGCAGCTCATCGGCATCCCATGTGAACTCGAAGTTCCGTACATACTCGGTGCGGGGGTTGACCTTCAGGGCTTCCGTGATGGTGCGCTCCACCATGGACTGCGCGACATCGTGGTCGTTGTCCTTGATGGACTCCATCTCAGTGCCGATTGAGCGCGGGTACGCAAGGCACTGGTAACGCTCGGTCTGCGCTGCCTTGAAGCACCAGATCATAAACGCCTCACGGCCATCGCACTCCAGAACGCGATTGGAGCCATCGCGCACGAAGTCACCTTTTTCAGGGTCCCACTTCATACTGCGGTGGTATTCCTTGTCGATCTGGGCTTCCTCATTGATGACTTCAGGCACATCGAAGGTCGGGTACAATTTCTGTGACATGGTGCACCCTCCTTACGAGCTGACGATGATGTCAACCACAACAGCTTCATTCTGTACCCACGCGACCAAAACCCGGTCACCGGGCTTCAGGCTGCGCATTTTTTCAGGGACGAGAACGTGATGCTGGTGTGCACCTTCAGAGCCGCCGCTTCCTGCGCTGCTCTTCGGTGGGTCGGGCGGGTCGGGCTGTCCAGCGGCAGGTGTGCCAATCATGCCAGAACACGGCATACCGCGTGAATCAAGCAGTGTCGTAACCTTCAGGTGGTTATGCTCGCCGCTGCCGGGTTTGCCGATATTCTGTGTCTTGGCGAGGATGTCGCCGGTCTTGCCATAGGTGAGCTGCCGCAGAACGTGGTAGTCACCTTTCGGAATCGGGATGGGGAACGTGTTCGTCACCAAGCTCTCGTCATCCTTGATTTCGCCGAAGTCGAGGACAAGGGAGCTTTCGCCCTCCATGTGCTTGACGATGCGTTTTGCGATAGTCTGCCCCAGCCTGTTTGCGCCGGTGCTGGAGTCCATATCCATAGGCACTCACCTCCTAATCGAATGTGCCTTCATCGACCCAGCCATAAACATTGCTGGAGCTGTCAATGTGGATGAGATGCCACGGATGCGCCCCGCCGTTCTTACTGCATGATGGGTCTTTCGTGATCTTTGCCTTTCCTGCGGTGGCCTTATAGCCCTTGGCATCAGCGTAGCTGCTGACGTAGTGCATACCGCCGTGGAAGTTTACGATGTCCCCTACCGCGTGTTTTCCGCCGGAATCGCTATCCTCATCCGGGGCTTTCAGGAGGTCGAGGATCATCGTCATGGAATCAGCGTTGTGGACAACGCCTCTGGCGTAGTACATCCCATGCGATGTGCCAGCCTTGAGGCAGACGAGGTGTCCTTTGCGGAGCCATGGGATGTCAGGGGCGTTCACAGACACCTCCTCAACCACCTTGCCGTTCTCATCGAGGATAGCTTGGGCAGCGGACTTGGCATCTGCGAGCTTTTCATCGGACCCGCGCCGGTAGATGCGCTGGCGCGTTCCGTACTCGGTCAAGCCGGTCAGCGTAGCCTCGACGCTACTCTGGCCGGATTTATTTTCCTGACCAACGACCTTGACCTTTGTTACAAGGTCTTCGGTGCTGAGGCTGTTGCTGACGATGAGCGTGTTGTCCAGCTTGAACACATAGACGGAATCGTTGCCGCCGTATGGCACAATATCCGCCTTGCCCTTCGTGGCACGGATGATGCACTTCTCGCCGCCCTTTTTGACGGCATCGTCCAGCAGTTCAAGAATGATGTCCGAGAGGTACTTGTTCTTGAACGTCAGCTTGCCGTGGGTGGCGTTGGGGCCTTTGTACTCGCCAATAGGAACCTCCCACTCATCGAGGAGCTTCTGGATGGCAGACTTCGTGCCTGTGCCATCTGGCAGGTACAGATTGTCTTGGCTTCGCTGGAGCCGATACATCTCATCATAGCAGATGCAGGATAGGTCGCTGGCAGAGGAACGGTCTTGCGGGTTCCACTTCTCGGCATAGCCACGAGCTACCTCCCCATTGAAAGAACCGCCATCGCTGGCGGTCACTACAATGAGGCTTCCGGGTTTCACAAGGCTGGAAAGCTGGCCTTTCGAGGTATCATCATTCCGCGCCTTGAACGTCAGGCGCATGGAGATTTCCTTTGAGCTTTCCTCCCAGCCAAGGCCCTGAATGTAGTTCTTGATGTTGTACTGCGTACCATCATCGCCGATGACGGACACGCTGTATTTAACTTTCGAGATGTCTACCATTTCGGGCCTCCTACGGAATAATCAACGAAACACCGGGATAAATCCATTTGCCGCTGTCGCTGCTCTTTTTGCCGTACTTCTTGGCAGCAGACTCGATAGCGTCCTTGTTGGCATCGTAGATTTTCTTCCACTGCGAACCATCTCCATATTGCTTCTGCGCTATCTTCCAAAGGCTGTCTCCCTTGACGATGGTGTAGTTCTGGCCGGAGCCAGTGGTGGCCGCAGCAAGGTCGATGCGCGGGATGGTCTTCTTCGCATAGGAATCGGTGTTCAGCTCATCCGTGGTGTAGATTTCGAGGGGCTTTTTCTGCTCGAACGTGATGGAGTATTTGAGATTGCCGAACGCGCCGTAGCCTGTGACCTCGAACGAGGATACGGTAACGTCGATGTTCAGCCAGATGTCCGTGACGATGAGGGTCAACACGGTTTCGTTCTCGATGTACTCCTCGATGATGCTCCTGCAAGCCGCAGGGGGCATCCAGAGCAGCCGATTGACGATGGGCTCGTTTCGCCGCTTGAATCCAAAAAACTCGCTGCTCCACGAAACGCTGGTCACATCCGTGCCGCGCGGGACCTTGACGGTGCCGCGAGAGATGGTGTCGAAGGTCTGGTACTTGGCTCCGTACTTGACCGCGATCTGCTCAGGCATAATGGAAAAGAGGAACGGAGTTCCGTTCCCTCCCGGTATCAGGCAAATCATACGCCCACCCCCTTCAGCGGCATATTGGCGAACACTTCTTCCAACTTAGAAGCAATCTTGCCGCACAACTCATCGGTAACGTCCCCCATGTGCCGCCGGATGACGGCCACGATTTCGTCGTCGGACTGGCTGCCGCCGGAGATGTTGAACTCCGGGCTGACCTCGACCTTGACGGTGACGTTCGGCTGCACGGCGGTCTGCTGGGTGCTGGACTGAGTATTGGAATTGTTGATGGAACTGGAGTAGTCCTCAGAGAGCGCATGAGAGTCGATAGGAGCCTCGTTTACGCTCTGGGTGAGATAGTTTAGTGTTTTGGAGGAAATCGCGTTGTAGGACGTGAGAGAGCCGGTAGAGCCAGTACCAACAAGACCGCCGTTTGCGTGGGCGGTGATGCCGAGGATTTCACCGGCCTGCTGGTACAGCTCAACCGCCCGCTCCCTTCTGCCGGGAACAAGCGGAATGATCATCTCCGGGCCTTCCTCGCCGACCCACGACAGCTCGCGGCCATTGACCATGCCGCCAGACGCATGGCCGCCAATGCTCATGCTGTGGTTTCCAGCAACGTAGGGCGTGACGGTCTTGCCGGTGACAGGGCTGGTGTAGCTGTAAGAGCTGCTTGCGGCAGGGCTGGAGGAGAACAATCCAGAGGATGCGGAGTAGGTCGAGCTGACAGTGACATGGGGTTTGACGTTGACGTAAGCATCCTTCTCGAACGGCGTGTCGGAGATAGCATCCAGCTCGTCGCTGGTGGCATCTCTGGCAGCATCTCCGAGGCCGCTGCCCCGGATGGAGTCAGCGAACGAAGCGGGCATGGAGTCCGCAACGGATTTCAGCAGGTTGATGACGGCGGCTTGCGTTTCAGCATCCATTCCGTTCAGGTCGAACCACTCCACAACATCAGAGTTAGTCCACTCTGCCACGTTGGGGTTGTCCTTCAGCGCGGCATCCATGGCCTGTTGCAGTTTTTCGGAGGTCGTGCCTTTCAGGTTGGGAAGGATGCCGTCGAGGGCATCGCTGTATGCCTCAGCAATGGAATCGAGCTGGAACGATTCGACTCGGACCTGAAGGTCGGAGATTTGAGCGTGGTAGCCATCGGTCAACGTCTGGACCTGACGATAGAACTCGTCTTGGTCGATTGCGCCGGTATCGAGCTGGAGCCGGAGGTTGGTAAGGCTGACTTCCAGTGCATCATCGTACTGGCTGGTCATGCTGCTGACCGCGTTCTTCAACTCCTCCTGCATACTGGTGAACGACTCAGCGTCCAGAGCCGCGCCGCCGTACTTGATCTTGATGGCATCGAACTTGGCGTTTTCCTCTGCCGTGCTGACTTGGCTGGTGATGTCCTGAATCTGCTGTTGCAGACTGAGGATTTCGCTGTCGCCGTCGAGCTTCAGAACGCCGCCGTTCAGCTTGATATTCGCGTCGATGGCCGTGGAGAGCTTATCGCTCAGGTCATCGAGCTGATTTCTGAAGGATGCGTAGGTGCTGTCCAGCATGGTAGTGTCGGCAGCGTCTCCCATGATGAGCTTCAGGGCGAGATTCGCCTCATAGTGCTTATTCTGGAGGTAGTCTGCGGTGCTGGACACCATCGTGGACACGCTGGAGCGGTACTCCTTGATGTCGGCCTCGGTTACGGTCATGCCGAGGCTCATCTTCCAGTTTTCTTTGTCAAGATCGCTGACCGCTGCTTTCAGCGAAGTCAACGTGCTCTGGGCTTTCTGAGCCTGAGCGGTATAGCTGTCGAACTTGCCTTCCATTCCGTCAAAAACGATGGTGGAGGCGGCTTCCTTGATTTCCTCAAGGGAGAGGTGCAGGTCGCCAAAATGCTCGACAATATCGTTGGACACTGCATTTTGCAGCATACTACCGAACTGCTCTGCGCTTACGTCAGCATCGTTCATGGCATCGGTGAGAGCCTGAGTTTTGAAGTTCACGTTCTCAACGGAATACCCGGTGAGGTCATAGACCTTCTGCATCTTCTCGGTAACGAGGGTGGACGCTTTCGCGCTCTCCTCGTATTCCTTCTTGATGCGCTTGCTCTCGGCGAAACCTGCGATACCGCCAAGGCCAGCTCCGATGAGGCAGCCAACAGCCGTTCCAACGCCGGGAACGATGGAGCCGATCATCGCGCCTGCGGCAGCACCACCAGCAACGCCGGTGAGCTTTGCCGCTCCTGCGGAGGTGTAGGCTTTCTGGTACTCCTCATCGTTGGACCGCTGGGCTTTGTACAGGTCGATGATGCCGCTGATGGCAGATACGCCGCCGGTGGCTCCTCCAGCAATAGCACCAAGGCCGAGCGCACCAAGCGCACCGGCTCCAAGGGATGCAGTGGCGGAGAGGTTTCCTGCGCCGAGGCCAATGGCTGCGTTCGCGCCAAGACCCATCAGGCCAGTGCCAGCGTTTGCAGAGCCGAGGATTGTTCCTGCAAGCGATGCTCCGCCGAGGGATTCCTGTGCGCCGAACACGCTCTTGCCTACTTTCAAAACGTCGCCGCCGATGCTCATAACCGGCATGGCGGCCTTTGCGATGATGGCCGCAGACACAATAGAGCCGAGGTCTGCGCTCTTGCCGCCCGGAAGCAGCTTCCCTGCGCTGGACACCAGATTGCCGAGACCAGAGAACAGGTGCTCCTTGATGGTATCAAAGTCAAAGCCCTCAGCAAAGCCGGTAGCGAACGCCTTACCGACGCTCGCTCCATCGTTTACAGAATCAGAAACGTCGATGCCGAGGAGCATCATCAGCCCTGCGCTAAGGCCGGAACCGATGCCAGAGCCGATGTCGGACGCAATGTCAGAAAGGATGGATTTGCCGGTCGTTCCCCACCACTCCTTGAAGGGGTCGGCAACGATCTCATTCCATGCGATGCTGACCTTGCCGCCGAAGTCTGCATTCTGCCATTCCTCGGTAGCGGTCATATCCTTCACCTTGGCCTGAAGACGGTCATACTTGCGGTCTACGAAATCCATAAAATCGTTCAGGGCAGATTCAATCTGAGGCATGGATGCCGTCAGACCGTCTGCAATGGAGCGAACATACGGATTCAGCCGCTTGCCGAAGCTGATCTTCACGCCATCAACCGCGCTTTGCAGCAGGGTGATGGAGCCAGACAGGTTGTCGAGTTGGGTGTCGGCCATGCGCTCGGACGCGCCAGCGGCATTGTCGATGGCGTTGGCCAGCTTGTTGTAGTCGGTCTCGGAGGCGTTCAGAATGGCCAGCAAGCCCTTCTGCGCACCAGTGCCAGCAATGGCATTTGCCACGCTGGATTTCTGCTCATCGTTCATGTTGGCGGTGGCATCGCGCAGCTCCTCAATGACATCAGCTAGAGCGCGGGCGTTGCCCTTGCTGTCAAAGAACTGAATGCCGAGGCCCTGCAAGGTGTCGAGGGCGTGGCCGGTGTTCGTGGACAGGCGGGTCATAATCATGTTCAGGGACGTACCGGCCATAGATGCCTTGATGCCAGAGTTCGCCATCAGGCCGGTCATCAGGGCAACGTCCTGAATGGAGTAGCCGAGAGAGCCAGCCATAGACGCAGCGTACTTGAATGTTTCGCCCATCATGCTGACGTTCGTGTTGGCGTTGGAGGACGCTGCGGCCAGAACGTCGGAGAACATACCGGCATCCGATGCTTTCAGCCCGAAGGCAGTCAGGGCATCGGTTACGATGTCGGAGGTCGTACCGAGGTCCTCATTCGATGCGGCGGCCAAATTCAGGATGCCTTCAATGCCATCCATCATGTCCTCGGTCTTCCAACCGGCCATCGCCATGTAGTTGAACGCCTCAGCGGACTCGGTGGCAGTGAACTTGGTCGTCGCGCCCATCTGCTCGGCTTTCTTCGTGAGCTGGCCTAGCTCATCGCCGGTGGCTCCGCTGACAGCCTGAACCTGAGACATTGCCGCCTCAAAGTCCTTTTGGGTGTTGACGGTATCTGCAAGGCCGAAGCTCACGCCGAAGAACGCCCCTGCTTGAAGCAAGGGATTCTTGAGCAGATTCAGGACAGCGCGGACAGGCGCAGTGGCGAGGTCAACAGCCTTCAGCGTGAAGCCCCATGTCTTGCTTGTGAGCGATTTCAGGTTGCCGCCGAGGGTCTGGAGGACAGGTGCGATTCTGTCCTTGGCCTCCAGAGCGATCTCGTACTTCTCCTTTGCCCATTTTGCGAGGGACTTCTGGGTCTTGTCGGCCTGTTCGTCGAACTTGGTGACATACCTGCGGGTACTATCTACGGACTGCCCAGCTTTATCAGCGGCATCGCTGAACTTGTCCATTTTCTTGGTGACGTTGGACAAGGCAGGGTCGGTGTTGTCAATGGTTTCGATGGGAATTTCAATGCGAATGGTTTCAGCCGTTGTCATCCCCTCCCTTCTGCATGGATTCGATGGCTATTCGCGTTGATGCGAGCATAAAAGCCTGTACACCGCGAGGCTTTTTGTAGAACTCGTCAGGGGTCATGCCGGTCTTCTGGAAGATGTGATGCAGGAGGCACAGCTTCCCGCCGGACCGAATCAGTTTTTTGCGACTTCCTCCAGATTGGTGTCGAAGCCGCTCAACTGGTCGATGGCCTCCAGAACACGGTCCTTCTCACCTGCCAGCAGAGAGTATTCGATGACATCCAGCGGTCCCATGATCTGAACATCGCGGTCGCGCAGGGCTTCCCAGACGGTCTTGTTGTCCCACAGCTTCTCGCGGTCCTCCTTGACGGTGGCCCGATAGATGATTTCGGAACGGTACTTGGTGCTGTCCGTGTTCTCAGGGAGCTTCATACCGAGCTGCTTATTGCGGACGTACTTGGTGTGCTTCTCGCGGCAGCGGTTGTAGTCATCGGCGTTCAGCGGATGGATGCGGAATGCGAAGAACAGGCGGCCGCCACGAACGATCTCGATGCGCTGGGTTTCGGTATTGCCAAAGCCAACGGCATCAATGAGGCCCTGAATGAAGGTCTCCTCGTTGGCCTTGACGACGCTCTTGGCCTCCTCCTCGGTGTACTCGGTATTGTCGATTTCGGTTTCAGAGGCTTCAGCGGCAGTGCTCATAAGGGAAACGCTTTTCTTAAAGTCAGCCATTTCAGTAATCTCCTTTGCATAAAACAAAAATGAGAGGAGGCTCATTGCCTCCCCTCATGCGGGTCAAATGGTGTGTTTCAGGTTAGCGGCCAGTGCCAAGCAGACTTGCCAGCTTGGGCGGATTGTTGACCGTGCAGTTGAACTGCCGCTTGATGTTGTCACCAACGGACAGGTTGTGCAGGTCGATGTCGCCATCGGGAATGACATCGCGGTACATGATGCGCTCCTCGGAACCGTTGCGGCCCTGAATAGAACCCTGAAAGTTCCAGCGAGGAGAATCGCCAGCTTCCATAGCGTCCATGATGTCGGTGAAGAACTCATCACTCTCGATGACCAGCTCGGTGAAGCTCAGGGACACCTTGTAGCTGCCGGGAGTAACGTGCTCCTGCATATCGCCCAGAACCTTGTAGCTGGCATTGGAGAAGTTGACGGTGGACTTGTAGGTTTCAACGGAGGCCACCATCACGCCGTTGTCGTTGTAGAACGCGCCGTCTTTGCCGGTTCTGGTGAAGCGGGAGTCGGCTGCGGACGAAGTATTGAGCATTTATGCTTCCTCCTTTACTCGCTGTCCGTGGTGTTGAAACGGAACTTGAAATCGGTGTAGATGTGTTCAGCGGAATCCTTGTCGATTACGTCGATCAGGAACCATGCGCTGTCGCCGTCAGGGGAATATGCAGGGTTCAGGCTGACGGTGCCGGAGGTCAGCTTGCTCTCTGCAATCATCTCGTTGACGATGGACTGGAGCGCACCGATGATGGCTGCGCGGCCAGCGTTGTCGTTATCGACCTTGCCGACCATGTTGTCGTTGGTGGTGTTGCACCGGCGAATCAGCTCGTAGCGGGTCTTGGTGCGGCGAATCTTCTTCCAGCCATCATCGCGGTCTGCGGGCGGGGTGACAAGGGTGTTGATTGCCTTGTCAATCCAGACCTGACCGCTCTTGTTCATGGTGAGGACGATGCAGCCGCTCTGCTCAGCCTTGATGATTTTGGTGTTGGACAGAGGCTCGCCAAGCCCAGAGAAGCCGTTGATGACGGTGTGGGTCAGCGAGGAGCTGGATGCAGTGGAGCCGATCAGACCGGCCAGACGTGCGGCGGTCTGGTAGCCGTCCAGCATGGTGCTGCCATACGGAACAGAGCCGTTCAGAACGTACATCATGCGCTCGTCGTTGAAGGCTGCCGCATGGCTCATGCGGGTGTCGAAGTCAGTATCCTTCTTCTCGCCGACCACAGCGGTCATCAGAGAGCCGACATCCATCATGCGGGACATGAAGGACTGGACAAGCAGATGCACCGCGTTGTCCTCGGTGTCCACGCACAACGTATTGATCTCGTAAGGCTCGGTCTGCTCCATGGCATCGGAGTACGCGCCGTTGTTGACGGTCGGGTTCGTGCCGGCGGTGAACATGGTCTGAGAGGTGTCGGCCAGTTCCTTGGCGGTCTGGCCGCTCTTGGCGGTAGCGATGAAGTTGCTGGAATTGGCAAACGCCTCAGCCAGCGCACCGGCCTCGCCAGAGCCAGCAGCAAACTCGACCTTTTCAATCTGCTTGGTGCCAGAGTAGATGATGCACTCCTTGATGCTCTCATCAGCCAGCGTCTTACGGACGGTGCAGGTCAGGGGCTTTGCGCCGGGGTACTTGGCGGTCAGGGTGACGGCAGCAGCCGGGCTTTCGCCGGAGCTTTTCAGGTCGAGGGTGGCTGCCGTACCGCCAGTGCCGACACGCACGGCGATGATGGTCTTTGCGCCGCCAGTGATGGCCTGTGCAATGGCATCGGTGGTCAGTGCATCGCCGAACACATCGGTGTAGTCCTCATCGGAGGACATCTCAACCGCGGTGCAGAGCGGGCCGAAGTCTGCGCGGAACAGAACAGCAGTCACGCCGTTCACGGCACCAGCGGTTGCGCCAGTACCCTTCTTGCCGATGTGATAGTGCGCACCGGGGCGGATTTTCTTCTCGCCGGGAATATAGGAATCAGCCATATTAGTTGACCTCCTTGTTCAGAAAAGCTGCCACGACTTCCTTGGCCTTGGAAACGGTGCAGCTCTTGATGTTTGCGGACTTCATGGCAGCCTCGACGCACTCCTTCCGTGCGCCAAACAGTGCCGTGGCATTCGCAGCGAACTCGCTCACGCTGTACTCGGCCTCAACAGGGGTCGGAGCAGCGTCAGCGGAAGCATTTTTGCTTGCCATAGGTCTTACCTCCTAGTAGGTGATGTTGGGGTGTCTAAGCGGATAGCCGACGGCCTTGCAGCGGAGCAGACCGTACCGTGCGGTAACGAAAATCTGTCCATTCTTCAGGTAGTCGGATTTCAAATCTGCGGTCATGTGGTCGATGTACATGGGCGACCCATCCAGCATCTCGACCTCTCCATCGAGAGAGAGGCTGTTTCCAACAGCGGCGGCCATCTTCAGGCGCGTTGGGCTGTCAGGGCAAAGAAGCGACACGGCAATCTTGCCGTTCATCCAGACGACGGTGTTGGTTTCCTCCAGCTTGTCGATGGATGTCAGACGGCAATAAAAGACCGGGGCTTCTTTCGATGCCTCGGTCTCGTCGTCCATGTGGTCGATGCCTACAACAATGCTGTCCGGGTACATTCCCTTGATGTACCGTGCCATTGCCACAATCGGGTCAGGGTCGGTGGTTTCCTGACAGGGGTATTCGATGATGTCGAACCTGATTTCGGAGCCGATGAGCAGTTCGTTCTTCTCCTCAGTCATGGAGAAACCGTCCGTTCTGGCCCATGCGAACGCATACAGCGTGTCGCTGTCGTCCTTGAGCAGAACGTCCTTCAAGCATCCCCTGACTGCCGGCTCGATGAGTTCGGGGACAGCATCGGAGTCGTTGCGGCAAATCAGGGAGACAAGAAGCGTTCCTGCGCTCTTGCGCTCGCCATCGGTCTGCATATCAAAGCTGAACACGATTCTGGGGTACTGCGTGGTCGCTCCCCATCCGACGGCTCTATCGCCGGGAGCTTCAGGAGTGAATACAGCGGGTTTGCCGCCGAACGTGGTCAAGTGCTTGGTGAGGCCCTTGGCCTCAGACAGCCGCTTGTAAATCAGGTTCTCAAGATTCATCCTGTACCTCCGGCATCAGCTCGTTCACGGTGGTGAGGTCTTTCGACCAACGAACGTCCCACTCCCCTTTTTCGACCTCGCCAATGGGGATGATGAAGTGGTTGATGACGTTGCCAATGCCGGGATGGAACAGGGCCACGAGGGTGGTATCTGTGACTGCGGTGACAATTCCAGTCTTGCCCTCATCCCACGAAGCGTGTTTGCCGTAGATTGCATACCCGGCCTTGATGACGTTTGCATCAAACCGGGCGCGGTTCTCTTTGATGATAAGTTCCATTGTCTTTCTCCCTAGTCATATTTCTCGTGGTAAATCCGTTCGATCTCAGGCATGGCCTTCTCAGAAATCGGTTGCTTGAACGGACGCGGAGCCATACGGCGTGTTCCGTTTTCGAGGTAGGTGGAGTATCGCTCCTGACTTTCAAGAACGGCAGTGACCCGCAGACCTGAGCCGGTGCTGGAACTTTCTACGGTTCCATTCCAGTTCAGGCGCAGGTTGCCGGTTCTTCTTGCAGGGGGCTCTCCGGGTGCGGATGCGGTGTAGTGGGACTTGGTGTGCGGTTTGCGGTAGACGCGGCCAGAACGCTTTCCGCGCAGAACTTCAAGCTCTGCGTTGCGGATGGCGTTGACGGCTCGCATACCCCTTGAAGCAGCCTCCCGATTGACCTTTTTGACGGTATCGTCAACGGCAATCTTGAGCCGCCCAGAGGCTTTCTTAGGCGTGGTCACTTCACATCAGTCCTTTCCTCAGCGTAATACAGAGTCGAAACTCCGAGCGAGCCGGTATCGTCAATATCGACGATGTAGAACACCCTGCTGCCGAGGATGAGCCTGTCGGTACGTTCGGCGCGGGGCTTGCCGCGCTGTACGATGACGTGGGTGATGATGTGGTCAGCCGTGCCGTGGGCCTTGTCCACCTCATTGGCAGATGCAAGGCATCCGCGCAGGAAGTCTGTGCCATCTCCTTCATACGAAACAGAAGGGCGGCCACTTTTCAGGTCGCTCTTGCTGTGCTCGATGATGAAGTCCTTGAACAGATTTCCGGGGCGCAGGTACATGAGCTGTCCATTAACCATGCCGATGCCTCCAGTCGTCAGCAGCCCGCTCGTTTTCCATCATGCCAGCATAGAAGTACGGAGGCTTCTTGCAGCATTCTGGTGGCTGCTCAATGGATACGGAACTGAAGGAGACCTCTTTCTTCAGGTCTTCATACATCTCCTTCCAGAGCTTTGCGCGGGCTTGCAGGGAGAGCGTAAGCGGACCGGTCTTGGTGTCAACCTCATAAGAGAACCTGCGGAACAGGCTCTCAAGGAGCATCAGCTTTGCCCTTTTCCACGACTTGGGGTAGGCAGAGAGGGCAGCCTCGATTTCCTCGTCGGTCAGCGCAGTAGTGTCGGGTCCACCCTCGACCATCGTGTCGCCAAGCTCAAACCGCATCCTGTCCTTTCCGTATTCGGCGACAGCCGCAGGGTCGTAGTTGTATGCCATACAATGCGCTCCTTGTTGGATAGATGGTAGGTTTAGCCTTTACCGCTCGTGGAATGCCGCTGGGAAGCCGTAGAAGCCTTGTTTCCGGCCTTAGTGGTATGGGAGGATGCCCGGCCTTTGGCTTCGGTTTTGACCTCTTTGGGCTCGTCGTTGTGGTCAGCAGGTTCCTCTGTCTCCTCGGCTGCGGGAGCATCGGCGATGTAGCCGCAGGTGATGAGCGCGCGGACGCGGGTGCTGAGAACAGATTCAGTCGGGATGATGTCTCCCGGCTGATACGGCTTTCCGAACAGTTTGACGGCTTTCTTGCAGAGATAGCTCATAAGCCACCTCCATTACACGCACTTGGACATATAGCAAGCCAGATCGTCGCAGGTCTTACGCATATCGGTGGACATCAGGCCCTCAACGAACTCGCTGTGAGTGCCGCCTTCGCCCTCGAACTGATCGGTAGCCATATAGCTGCCGTTGCCCAGCATATCCCAAGTGAAGATATAGCCGGCAGAAGGCTCGTCGATCTGCGGGCTGTTGGTGACGTAGCACATCAGTGCGCCGTCGCTCTCGCAGATGAAGTCCATGTCATCGGGCTGACCCTCATCGGCCTTGTTGTAGGTGGCCATCAGAACGGTGACCTCATCAAAGCCGAGGAGCTCTGCGATGACTTTCTCGTTGACGATGGCAGGGTTCGGGGTGGAACCGCCGTACTTCACACGCTCCAGAATGTCAGGGTGCTTCTTCAGGGCGAGGAAGGTGTCATAGCCGAGGCACAGCTTGTTCGGGGTGCGGCGGCCTTCCAGACGAATTTCGCGCTTGCGAGCGTCGAAGAATGCGATGGGGTCGAAGTTGGCATCGGTGAACTTCAGCATCTGGTTGCTGCCGGGGGTGCTGTCAACGCCGGTGAACTCGTTCTGCCACACGCCGGTCTTGAAGAACTTTTCTGCAAAGGTCAGGTCCAGATGCAGGAGCATCTGGTCGTTGATGAAGCGGACGCTGGAGCGGCGCGGGTCGATAGATGCGGGAACACCAGAGCGGGTGTAGTCCAGAGCATTGATGCTGTCGATGCCGGTGATGACCTGATCGACCTCGCACTTGTAGGTGCTGTCGGTATGGCCGCGCTTTGCGGGCTGAACCTTGCCGAATGCGGGCTTGCGCTGAACATTGTCGCGGGCCAGATCACCTTTCAGGAACTCATAGTAGAAACCAGTGGAGTTCTGCACCGGGCAGATGGGGAAAATCTTGGTTGCAACGTAGTCAGCGTTGTTGTTGAAGAACGCCATGCTCATGTTGGACAGGTAGCGGTTGGGCTTCCAGCCTTTAGCAATAGCTGCCATGATTGCGGCGTTGCTGTTCATGTTTCTCATGTTGTCTTACCTTCCTTTCTTGGTCAGGATGCCTTGGGCTTGTAGCCGGACTTGGTGAGCTGGACAGAGACGACAGTGCCAGCCTTGGCCGCTGCGCTCAGTGCAATGCCGACGATGAACGCACCATCGGTGGCCTTGACGGCCTTGCCAGCAGCATCCGTGGCCAGCTCGTCGCCGACTGCGATGGCCTCGCCAGCGACCCACTTGCCAATATCCTTCACCTGAACGGTCAGAGAGCCGCCAGCTTCAACGTTCTCATCGTTGGTGAACAGGGACAGGCCGATGACGTTCGCGCCAGCAGAGGGCTTTGCAAGCTTTCCAGCGGTGATTGCCAGTGCGATGCCCTGAACATCTTCGAGCTTTGCTCCGGCTTCCATGATGATGGTGGGACTTTCGTTGATCGAGGTTCCAAAGTAGGTTGCCATAGCGTTTAACCCTCCTTTTCGCACTCAGCACGCAGGGCGGGGTCGTTCAGCAGGACCTCGTCGATGGCCTGAGCCTTGGTGACATTCTTGGACTTCATGATCTCTGCGGCCTTCGCCTCAGCGCGGGCCCATGCGTCCGGGGCTTCGCCGCCGCACTTGCCGATTTCCTTAAACGTGCCGGAGCTTTCGGCAAACTTGACGGCCTCGTCCAGCGCAGCCACATAGGTGTCGTAGGCAGTACCGCCAGCGGCCTTCATGGACTTCAGCACCGGGAACAGCTCGTCTTCCTTCTTCCCGATGAGGGTATACCGCTTGGCCACATCATGCAGCTCGCGGTCCTCGTAGCTCTCACGGAACTTGCGCAGGGAGTCCAGCTCAGCCTGAACGCGTGGGTCGATAGGCGCGGGGTCGGTGTTGGTCTTCAGGCCCTTGGTCACATCAGCAGTGGGAGCGGGAGTGCCACCATCTGCGGGTGCGGTGGGTGCAGGGGGATTATCAGCCGGGGGCGGGGTCTGACCTGCGGGAGTGCCGGGGGCCTCTGCTTCGCCATAACGCTTCTCGATCTCCTCATAGAAAGCGCGCTCGGCAGGGGTCATCTTGGACTTGTCGATTTTCATATCGTCTTCTCCTTTCGACTTATCGTCGTCTTTCTTGGTTGCGGTGTCCTTGGTTACGTCATCGTTCTCACAGTGACCATGCTTCTCGATCTGCTCGTTCAGGGCATCAACTGCCGCTTTAGCGAGAGCGCGGGTAGCATCATCCATGGGAACATTCTTCAGCACGACGTTGGCGGTCTTGCCAGCGGACCACTGTTCGATGGAGTCCTTCGCAACCGAATCGAACTCCTCAAGGCTCTCCAACATCGCGGTTCGGGCGGCTGCCCCATCCAGTGCCCTATCACCAAGGATGGAGCAGAGGGACTGGTTCAGCGCGAGGCAGACATCCCAGACCTCATCGCAGACCCGACGTTCCTTGGCTTCGCCATAGGCTTCATCGAAACTGGCCGAGTTTTTCTGGACTTCCGTTTCCGCGCTCTCCGGCTCCTGCGCCAGACCAAACATTTTTGCCAAGCTGGAGGAAAGCCGCTTGAAGAATCCAGCACCGTCGGAGTTGGGGTCCTCAGTGCCGGGTTCGGCAGCGGCTTCGTCTCTGCGCTTGTACAGTCTGATATGGGCATCGGGGTTCGCGCCCTCATCTACAAAGTCAACGGATGTGACCTTGAGATGCTTTAACTTTGTTGCCACGTTCTTCCTCCTTTCTTCGGGGTTGATATAATTACAGCCGGGTGCGGATACACTCGGCTGAATTACCGTGATTAGATTTCGACGCGCTCAGCCTCTCCGCCAATGGAGAACATACTGTACTCGCCGTTCTTGACCTTCTCCCAGACCTCCGGGTCGGTGACATGGAATCCAATCCACCAGCCGACAGGGAGCGTTCCGGGAGGGATGCCAATGGCTTCCTGCTTCTCCTCGGTGAAGACCACGCTTTCGATGAGGACGGCGACATCGCCTTTTTCGTGCATCTCCCCGCCTTCGCGGTACAGCTCCACAAAATTGTAGGCAGCCGACTCAAGGTCTTCGGGGTCGATCATGTCGTTCTGCCAGTCCTCGATCTGCTCGCCGTCAACGCGGATGGCAACGCTGGCCCAGCCAAAGGCGAGTCTGCGCTCGTCATCCATTTTTGCAATGGTGAGCCTCCGCTTCTCTACGCTGGCCGAGGGCGTGGGAGGTGGAGATGCGGGGGTAATCATATCTTTGAACGAGATCATCTGGTTCCTTTCTGCCGACTGTCAGGCGTACCTGAAGACCGGCGATTCAATGTACTCCACGGCGCAGGCGCAGCGCGGGTGTGCCGGCGGGAGCAGCCTTTGTTCAGGGAACAGGAGCTTTCCGGCATAAGCGAACGAGTCGTCAATGCCGATTTCCGTTCCATCGAGAGCAGCGCACATATCGCAGACAGCATCATCGCCAGATGTACGCCAGACCTTGAGCATGGGGCCGAGCAGCCCTTCAGCCTGTGCCTGACGGATGCCTTCATCGGCTCCTTGGTTATAGGCGGTGGCAAGCTCAGTCTGCGCGATGGTCATGGCCCGGTATCGGTGCGATTTCTCAGCATAGCGAGAAGCCGCGGTCAACGCCTTCTTTCGGGCGGTATCGGCCTTCATGCGGGGGTGTTCCGATTTGAGGGCAGACAATACGCTGTCGTAGTATTTGACCGTAGCTGCCGACTGCGCGGCGGTCAGGCCGACGCAGGGACGAATAAGCCGCGCCAGCTCGTCAACGGTGTGGCTTTCGACCACCTTGTTGGCGAGCAGTGCGCGGATGGCTTCTTTCTGCTGTTCAGAGCATCGGGTGACGAACTGTGCGCTGCGGCTGTTTATCCAATTTGCCACGCCGGGGTTTTGGGTCTCAAAATGGAATGAGGAGAGTCTTCCGATGATGGGCTGGGCTTGCGCTCCTGCGCTGAGGGCTTTGCTCCAGACGGAGGCGAACCTGTCCGCGATGAAGATGGAGTAGTCCTGTGCGAACTCATCGTACAGGGTTTCCGTGAAGTCACCGGCAACGATGGCATCTCTGATCTCGCGGTAGGTCAGTACAGCTTTCTGGTCATCCCACAGGCCGCACAGCAGCTCGATGGGTTCGTCCTGCTCATCATGCAGATACCGCTCAAGCCGCTGGAGCACGATGTTCTTGGGTCTCGCCTTTGCCACTCTGCCGGGGTGCGGAACATTCACCAGCATGGTCATTCCCTCCCAAGACGCTTCCGGGCTGCGCTCACATGGCTGCCGTTATCTTCAAAGCCTTCTTCTCCATCGTGGCCCTTCCCTGCTGCGGTTTCAGGTTCAGGCGGCTCGTTTCCCTGCTGCTGGGCGGCTCTCCGGGCTTCCATCGGAACGGTATCCGTGGTGCGCTTGGGGAGCTTGCCGAGCTGACGAACGTAGTCCTCCAGAGATTCGTCCGGGATGATAACGCCAATGCTTGTCATGTCCTTGATGTAGGTGGCCATGGTAGCAAGGTCAACGTCCTCGATGTCGCCGTGGGTCAGCCGGGGATAATCGGTCACTCCGGCGAAGTGGTCGCCGTTGATGTCGATGAGTGCCGGGATGCCCTGAGAGTTGAACGTCTGGCAGATGATGTCGAGGAACGCGCATATCGCCATGGAGAAAAGGTTGGTCTTGTCGCTGGAAAGAGCGAACGAGCCAACGCTTTCGTGGCCGAGCTGGATGAAGTCGGCAAGAACGGTCTGGCTTATCTTGGTGTCATACCGCGCGATAATGGAGTTGGTGTCGAACTGCCGGGAGCCGCCGGTGCTGGTCAGCTCGAACGTATAGCCGAATGGCAGGACCAGACCTTCCGTAGAATCGCGGCGGATGTTTTTGACCATGGCTTCCAGCCCGGCGCGGATGGCGTTCATGTCCTCGTCATCCTTGTCCCAGATGTCCATACCTTCAGGCGTGGTGATGACCGGCAGACCGGCGAGGTCGCGCTCGATGCCGATGCCCTCGATTTCCTGTATGCGGCGTTTGAAATACCATGAGCGGTACGCCGTGCGCAGGATGGAGCGGCCTTCGGGGTTATCCTTGCGGCTCCGGGTGCGGAACAGCATGGCCTTGTTCATGGGAATCGTGATAAGGCCAAAATCGGGAGGCGGCATCTGCGTCATCCCGATAAGGTTATCCTGATCGTCATACTCCCACTGGTACAGGGTCTCCTGAGAGCGGATGGGGAGTTTCATCCAGCCAATCAGCCCATCGTCATACTTGCTGGACGTTCGGTTGTCCTTGGTGCGGCCCATTCTGCGCTTATACACGATTTCGTGGAAGCTCCAGCCGTAGGTCAGGAAGGACAGAATCTCGGATATGGTGTCAATCCATGTCTGCTGCATATCGTCCATGCAGCTCTTGACGAACTCTGCGGCCTCGCGGTCCTTTGCCGTGCTTCCACCGGGCTCGACATTCCAGCTCGCCTGACGCACAAGCATCTCGATGGCGAACAGAATGGCTCCGATGGTCTCATCGTTGTTCGACATCTCGGTGAAAACTTCTGCTCCCTTCCGGCCTCTCAGCTCGGAAAGAAATTCCTCGTAGAAGATTCCGCCGTACCTGCGCTGTCCGACGCGACCGATTTCCTTTGAATCATTGCTCATAGCCGCTCACCTCCTATCTTTCATTACTTGTTCCAGTAGCTATCCTTCGACAGCCCAGTGCTTGCAGGGCGGCTGACGGAGTAGCCGTTTTCGATCTCTGCAAAGGCAGAGGAGCTTGCATCGACCATATCCTTGAACTTGGACTCAGGGAACGATTCGAGCTCAGTGAAATACATCTCGTTCCAGTCGGCCAGCAGGACATCCACATTGCCGTGCTGCCACTGGGCTGCAAACGGCTCGGCGCGTGTTTCCTTACTGCCGGACTCGGCGATGGTCTTAACGACAAAACCGGCCAGCATTTTGACGAAGGACTGAGCCTGCGCCTTACCTGCTTGGCCGGGGTCTTTGGGCAGTCGTTCGACCACCCGTTTGTACTTTTTCTTGTCGATCTGGGCTGTCTGCTTGATGTGTGTGCGCACATCGTCCGCAGACAGGCGTTGGTTCGTGACGTTGGCGACAATGTACCGGCCATTGCGCCGCTTGCCGATAAGGACGCTGGCAGTGTATGCCGGGTCGCCGTTCTCGTCCTCCGATGTGGCGGCCAAGTCCCAGCCGCGCGCCCATGTGATGACATCATTGGGCAGCTCATCAAGAAGCGTGACCTGACTGCGCTTGAAGAACATACCGGCGGCGGGCTTGATCTTCCAGTTGCCGTTGAGCAGACGCTCTCGTTCGACCTCAAGCAACGCATTCAGGTTGGCGATGTATCCGGGGTCACTCTCCATCAGCACCTTGTTATCCTGAAGGCGAGAAGCGATGAACGTGACGCTCTTGCACTGCTCGATGGGAATGTCATGCTCCTCGGCCAGTTTTTCAGCGGTATCTGCGAAGTAGATGGTGTCGTTGAGGACACACATATACCGCACGAGGCCGCTGCGCTCAGGAATCGGGTAGCCGGTATCTTGGTCAATCCACCACGAGATGAAGTCGGCCACCCAGCTATCCGCATCAGGGTTGCAGGTAGCACGGACATAGGGCCGGATGCCGCAGGTGGTACGGTTTCGGGACAGCATATACAGGAACTGCTTGCGGCTGAAATGGGTCAGCTCGTCAAAGCCAAGGTAACAGATTTCTGTACCCTGCCAACTGCTAAGGTCATCGTCGCAACTGATGTGGGCGAAGTTCAGTCTCCCTCCTCCGCCGAATGTCCAGTGCAGTTTCGGGGTCTTGCCGGGGACGGCATCTGGAACGAGGTCATAGATTTTATGGCTCGCGTCCCACAGGCCGCCCTCAGCCGTAATCTGGTTGTAGTTGTGGCGGAAGATAACGCCGCCCCAGCCTTTCACATTGCGGTTCCGTAGCCCTTCAAGCAAGAGCGCATAGGTTTTACCACCGCCGGCGGCTCCACCGTATATCACGATGTCTGCTTTCGAGGCCATGAACGCGGTCTGCGGTCCGGCCTGTGGCGAGAGCGTTTTTTCGGTACGCTTGTCGCGGCCATTGTCGGGGATGCAGATGGGAGGATATTCGACCTCGAATACCGTATCATCACCAGCTCCGACGGCTCCGCCGAAGTCGCCAGTCAATTCTCCGAGAAGCCTGATAGCTCCAGTGTCGCCTCCGAGCAATGCCTTCTGCATGAGCCGGACAACGATGGCAGTGTTGTAGTTCTGGTCTTCAGACTGAACTCCAAAGTTCTTGAGGTTCTGCTTGTTGGTCTCGCCGACGACAGGCATCTCCATGAGCATCTTTGCAATCTGCTTCATGTTCTTCTTAGCCCGCCGCGCCTCGCCAGAAGCTATGCCGCCCTTTCGACCGTTCTCGCTGGCCTGTTCAGACGTAGGCACTATCAGGTTGCTCGGATTTGACACATCTATCTCACCCCTATTCTCCGGCAGCAATAGAAAAAGCCGAGGCAATCAAGCCCCGGCTTATCAGCGG